ATTGAACCCTCAACAGCTACAACTCCAGTTCCATTTGGAGTTAAAGTAATTTCACCATTTGCGCCATCTTCAAGTGTTACCGTTCCGGCATTCGTTCCTTCATTAGTTTCTAAAATTAAATTATAAGCTCCCTTCGAACTAATAGTTGAATGTGCGGCAGCTGTACCTGTCGTAATCATTCCTGTTCCTGCAGGTCTTAATTGAAGATTAACATTTGTTTGACCTTGAGATGCAATGATAGGTCCAGCGGTTCCTGTTGCTGCATTGGTAATTTTAACTTCATTAAGAGGAGTACTTACTTCACCAAAAACCAGGGTTTCAGCTCCTGTAGTATCTGCAATAAAACCGCCATCTGCAAATTTAGGAGCAGTTAAAGTTTTATTGCTTAAAGTAGTTGTTGAAGTTGCAGTAACGAAAGCCGATGTAGCATCGACAATGTCTGGGTTTGTGCCATCATTGGCAGTTGCATAAACAATTTTAGTTCCTGTATCGCCAGATGCCCATGTAACACTGGAACCCGAACCAGTTACATATTTAAACTGAACTGAGTAAGATCCAGAAACTGAATTTTTAATTATATAAAAAGTTTGAACATCTAAAGGAATGGTGACTACAAAATTTTCACCAATTGTCCCTGTAAATTCTATAACTCGGTGTGCAAGAACAGCACCAGTTGATCCATCGGATACTGCTAAAGTAGTAGGAGTTGATGTAAGAGCTTGCGCAGTATAACCACCTGCTATTTGCTCGATGATATTCCAGTTTGTGTTAGTAAGAGTCCCCCACGTACCAGCCTTCTCGCCGGTAGTCATGAGTTGAACGCCTAAACCTGTATAATTTGAAGCCATATTTTCTCCTTAAGCCGCGTGTGTATCCTTTGTATAAGCGGTATAACCCGTTATGTCAACACTTGTATAGGACGTGGACCCAGTAATAGTGTCCTCTTTATAATGTAAAGGAGAAACAACTGAATTTAAAGTTGCAGTGATTTCAAATCCTGAAAGTCCAACTTGCATATCATCTATGGCGCTCAGACTTCCTAAACTCATAGTGGAAGAAATTCCCGTAAGACCTCTGGCCATATCTGGAATGCTTTCAAGTGACCCTAATGCACCCGTCGCCGCGATACCTGTTATAGAAACAGGAGTAAGCTCTCCTATAACTATACCAGAAGCATTTAAAACCCCGGTCATCTCAATACCTGTTAGACCAACTACTTGCTCTACAACTGCTGGGGTTCCTAATGACATAGTGGCAGCTATTCCACCCAATCCTTGAGTATGGTCAGCGCCATCATTAATGGATATAGATCCTAAGGATCCAGTCGCTAATAAAGATTCACTAAGAGTAAGTTTAAAATCGTAATTTAATTGCGGAGTTCCTACAGAACCTGTTGCTTCTATCCCTGTCAATCCTACAACATCTGCTGGAATAAGAATAAATGGATCACCGCCCCAAGTACTATCGCTCCATGCACCGGTACCCCAGGCATCAGGGCCCATGCGACCTGTCATTTCTAGGCCATCTAATATAACGGTAGTAGCATTTTCACCCCAGGCATTGTCGCCCCAAGAATCTCTGCCCCAACCATCAGTTGCGCCAGCATAAGATAAATCACCTAATGCAGCTGTCATGGAGAGTCCGGTTAATGAAACACTACCGCCCCAATTACTGTATCCATAACCTAATGCGCCCCAAGTAGTTTGAGTAATATCAACAATTCCTCCCATGCCAATACCATGAACCCAACAGGCAAAATAAAAATCGGTGGCTGAAGCAGGGGTAATTTCTATGTAACGGGTAGTAGCTGCATTAAAAGTTGTTGTATTTGTATAATCGGATTGATTACTCGATCCATCTAAATAATAAGTAACACCGGAAGAAATAATTCCGGCCTGCATAGTTCCAAGAGTCGTACTATTGGAAGTAGAAAAAATTAAGGGGTGGCCATCATTACTTGAGCCGGATTGATCTAATCGAACTGTTCCGTCTTCAACCCATGGAAAAGTAAAACTTGCTGGCTGAGAGCCATCAAATGTAAAAATATTGGAAGTAGAACCAGTGAGATACTGCGTTCCGGTTGCAACGGCTATTGTGACTGTAAGATTAGCCATAAGGATTTACCTCCTTATGACGTTATTCTGATGATAGCGTCTGATGAATCGTTAGTTGGAAACTGAATTGTGAATGTTCCAGAAGAAACGGTTTTGTTTCCACCAAAATCAATGGTGCAAACTGATCTATTAGTAGTGAAACCACTTAATACATCTGTATTATAAATTAAGCATCCTCTTGCGGTGAAAGAAGCTGATGTCCATGATGTATCTGAAAAATCTGTATAAGCCGTTACTGTGCTTTTAGCTGTTCCAGTGTTCGTTAGAGCATTTCCGCCAGCACTATATCCAGTTCCTGAAACCTCGTCACTAGTGCTGTAAACAGTTGTTGTCGTTCCCATAGATGCGGTATCGTCATACAGTGCAATTTTAAAAGCGTCGCCTGCTGGCGTATCACCGGATGCATTAAAATTATGTCCGGCTTGTAATAATTCTTCTTTAAAAGTGTTTGTTAAAACTGATGCTATTGCCATAATTTAATCCTCTATTAAGGAGACGGTGATTTAACCGGGATACGAACTGTACCATCAGTGTAGTCGTCTCGTCTTCGTCTTCCAAGTTGCACTCCTGCAAACTTCTGTACTTCTTGTTTATACTTGTTTTCGTAAAGTGTCAACATGTCCATCGGACCTTTTAAATATCCAAAAGCTTCTGTTAAGCAGCCATATAAAAGGCCATTAGGAAAGTATCTGCTGATATAAGTCCCAGAGGTATTAGTCACTAGACTCGTAGGTTGTGCATTATAATAAAGTCTAAAAGCATAAGTCGCGTCCGGCGTAGGAGCCAGAAGAAGCCCTCCTGAAGTTGTGTCACTCAAGCCCGTAGCTCCTCCAAACATTGCATAATATTTAGGTTGGCCGGTAACATCTTGTCCTGTAAGTCCTCCCGCAGGTCCGGTTAATTTTGCTACATATTCTCTTAAATAAGTGACATCTTTTTTTTGTAAAAAAACTGAGTTCCCTGTGGTCGCGGATGTGGAATCAAATACTTCAACAGCACGAACAAACAAAGCTCCTGCATCAACATTAATAGTATTATCATCAGCCGCAAAATTTCCAGTAGCCGATTTTCTATCGGAATCCATCGGAAGATCATATAAAATTCTAAATTCTGTATTTTCTATAAATCTGCTTAGAATAGCACCAGTAAAAACATTACTGTCTACTTCACAATAACTTCTAATGTCAGCTTCTAATGCTGAGAGTGTATATGCCATAATTAATAACCCCTTTGTACAATAGTATTACAGCTCGAACAACTTTTCATATATCTAGAATGAGTAGTGCAATGAGTTGGTTTTGGTTTAGAAGGTGCTACGACAGGAACTTCTTTTTTACCAAATAATTTTTTAATAAATTTAAACATTATGATCTATCGTTTACGGGTCCGCCGAAAACGAAAAAACCTCCTCCTGTTTCTATACTAGTCGCAGCGTTTGCTAAAGTAAAACTAAAACTATTGCTTACAGTTAATGTTGATGGTTCTCCTGCGTAAGGGAGAGAACTATCAATTTTAGTTATCTCATATGAGCCATAAATTTTTGCTCCGGCCGTATGAGCTACTGCTGTCGTAGAAACTGGTATTTCTCCATAGGAAGGAGCGGCCGTTCCTCGTGTGCAGCCTGTTAAAGTATTTGTACTTCGACCGGTATATTGAATAGTTTCACTCGTAATTTTTCCATATTGTAAAGAAGCAGTGTCTGTGTCCGTTGCTTCAATGACAATATATCCTGAGGTAGGAAATTCCGAACCATCGGTTAATACAATAGAAGTATCTGTAGCTGTGATAGTCGTAGCCAAAGTAGTACTGAGTTCAAATGTAGAAATTGCTACACCTCCCACAGGATTTTTAACTTGATAAAATCTAACTGCATCTCCGGTAGATCGTTGATGTCTATTTTCTGTTACAATAACCGTAGTTCCTACTTCTGTAGTAAAAGGATTATCATTTAAAACAGCGGGGGTAGCGAAAGCTACTCTTGAAGGTCTTGCTCTTTGTAATGCTTGAGGATCTGCGCTCGTAGGTTTAGGTTCCAATTGAGGTTGTTTAGGTTCAAATTCTGAAAAATGAACCCATGC